ATCTACCAACAAGCCCCTTATCAGCAGTGTGATAAGAAGAGGTATGAAGAGTTTCTAGCCCTTATGCCTGACGGTATTGATTGGTCAAAGCTTTCGGACTATGAGGTTGAGGACACTACTATAGGCTCTCAGACATTAGCTTGCTCTGGTGACTCTTGTGAAATTGTTGACCTTGTATGAGATTTATAAATCACTTTAAAAAATTGTACTGGAAGTGGCATTTACGCTACTGCATCTACACCTCTTCACTCGCTGTGGAGAGGATAGAGAAATCTATAAAAAAGGAGTTATTAAAAAATGGTAACAGCAACAAGTGACTCAACGGGATTACCAATCCGTACTAAAGCTAAGACCGACTCGTATGACGCAGGATGGGAGGCTTTATTCAACAAGTCTCCTGTTCCGTTAGGTGAGGACACTAGGCCCAAGGACGCTGTTAAACGTGGCCTTTCTAGTGCATGTGTAGAAGAGGAGTGGGACTGTAGAAAATGATGTTTATGATTGCGTTTGAAGAAATCATGGAAGGGTTTGGTTGCGACTTAAACACAGCAATTCAGTTATATCAAAGGGGTACAGTATGGGAAGACGAATAGAAGTTGACGAAGAATACTTTAAGATGATTGAAAAAGATTCCCATCTTTTAGAGTGTCTTATGTATTACGGTGTTGACACTTGGGATGAGTTTGAAAATGCTCTTGTCTTGTATGAAGAAGATAAAGATGAGGAGTATACATGAAAGGACAAGTAAGAGGTCTGGCCTTAGAGCTTTTGCGTCAAGACTGTGTAGATTGCCTAGTCGTGGCAGATGAATATGAAGGGTTAGAGTTTGACCCCGAACATATGAAATTAATAGATAAATCTGAAAAGGCTTGTCGTGCTTATGACGATGCTCTCCATAAGGGTGAAAGATGACCTCACCCTGCATTAGTATCTGTCACCTCAATGACGAAGATATTTGTGTAGGGTGCTATCGTTCTGGCAGTGAAATTACAGCTTGGAAAGATTTAGATAACGAAGCCCGTAAACAAATATCAATTAAGGCACAAAAACGTGAATTGATGTTAAATGTGCCTAAATCCCACTAACGTACCGTTACAGACCCTAAGAATATTATGATAAAAAGTAACCCCATACTGGGAGCTTCCTTTGGGATTTCCCAAGGACTCCTTTCGCATCTCGATAAGATTTTTCCAGACACACTACCAACCCACAGTATTACTGTAGAGGAACTTCGGTTCTTGCAAGGTCAGCGTAGAGTCATAGAGAAACTTAAAGAGCTTTCAGAAGAAGACTTTAATTATGAGGAGTAAACCAACGAATGTGTTTATTCGGTAGTTCAGAACCTAAACCTGCACCAGTTGCACCTGCCCCCGCAAAAGCACCTGCTAGTTTAGATTTATCAGACATGGAACAAACACCTTCAGCAATGCGGAAACGCAGAGCCAAAGGAAAACGTAGTGTCCGTAACAAAACATCTAGTACAGGACTCAGTGTTGGCGGCTCAAGCGCACCCAGTTTAAATATTCCCAGTAATGGAGGTAATAAATAATGTGTGGAGCAGGTGGCGGTAACAACAAAAGCAGTGGCGGTAATGGTAATAACAACAAACCAGCAGGGCCAAAGAAAGTAGTTAAGCCTGTTAACAAAGTAGATTATCAGGCTAGAGCTAAAGCTAACAAAAGCACAAACATTCCGATTTTATCAACAGTAATAAAAGACAAATATCGAAATGATGACGTAAGTTATAATCAAGCTTATTGGGCAAGCCAACGTGCATCTAACGTAAGTCAGGCTGACATGAAAGCAGAGCAAGACCGCATAGGCATGAAGAAAGCTTATAGCGGTGATCGTGTCCCAACTTCACTTCCAAACACAGGCCCACCATCCCAGAATTTTAGGGAAGGTACAACATCTGTTAACTCCCCTAAAGCAAAAGCACCTAATAGAATCGCCTTGACTACTGAAGCTTCAGAAGGTGGTAGCTCTGGTGGTGCAAACCAATCAACTGCTTCTTCAGGTGGTTCAGCAGGTGCAACAGGACAAGCTGCAAACCTAAAAAACATGCTTGCCAGTAAAACTAAACAAAAGCGTTTAGGCAAAGGCCGACTTAAGAATAAGAGTGTTGGTGTCGGTGGTGGCAGTGGCAGTGGCTACAACGGCTTAAATATCATTTCATAACAAAAGAGAAAAATTAGCTATGCTACCAACAACAGGAGCAGTAGCTAAACGCTATACACATCTTGAAAGTGACCGAACCTCGTTCTTAGATAGAGCAAGAGAAGTTGCTAAACTTACCATACCAACCTTAATGCCCCCAGAGGGTCATTCGGGTTCTTCTGTATACGCTACGCCATATCAATCTATTGGTGCTAGAGGTGTTAATAACTTAGCATCTAAGCTGTTAATGACACTTCTTCCCCCTAACTCCCCCTTCTTCCGTTTAACAATGGACGACTTTGATTTGCAGAGTCTTGCAGGGGATGATGCTAGGGGTAAGGTAGAGGAGGCATTAGCTCGTATTGAACGAGCAGCTATGCAAGAAGTAGAAGCTACGGCTGTTCGTGTCCCTGTTTTTGAGGCACTTAAGCAGCTTATAACTTCAGGTAATGTGTTAATTCACATGCCCAAGGATGGTGGAGTTCGTGTATTCCGTTTAGATAGATACGTATGTCAGCGTGACGCTATGGGTAATGTATTAGAGGTTATTACTAAAGAAACAGTAAGCCCCTTGATGCTCCCTGAAGCAGTCCAAGAACTACTAACAAAACCTTCAGAAGAGTCACAGCTTAAATCTATTGACCTATATACCAAAGTTTGCCGTGTAAACAAAAAATGGGAAGTGTATCAAGAAGTCGAGGGACAGATAATCCCTGACTCACGGGGTTCCTTTCCCTTAGATCAGTCACCCTTTATGGCATTACGCATGGTTCGCATTGATGGGGAGTCTTATGGTCGTGGTTATGTCGAAGAGTTTATAGGTGATTTAAGTTCACTTGAAACTCTGACCAAAGCTATTGTTCAGGGTGCAGCAGCCGCAGCTAAAGTCTTATTCCTAGTGAAGCCCAACGGTTCCACGAAGCAGAAAGTATTAGCTCAAACACCCAACGGTGGTATCGCTACAGGTGACGCTAATGATGTGTCTGTCTTACAGCTAGAAAAGTACAGTGACTTCCGTGTTGCTCAAGACACAGCAAGAGAGATTACAGAACGATTAGCATATTCGTTTCTTATGAACTCCGCAGTCCAGCGTAAAGCTGAACGTGTAACTGCTGAAGAAGTTAGATACATGGCTCAAGAGCTTGAGTCAGCTTTAGGTGGGGTTTACTCCATTCTTTCCCAAGAGTTCCAATACCCAATGGTCAAGTTGTTACTTGCCAGAATGGAAAAGAGTGGAAAGATGCCTAAGTTCCCTAAAGACACTTTGAAGCCTCAGATCGTAACTGGCATGGAAGCATTAGGGCGTGGTCAAGACTTAAACAAGCTATCACAATTACTTCAAATGCTACAGCCATTAGGCCCAGAGATACTACAGAGAGAACTAAACATTGACGATTATATCGACAGGCTTGGTGCATCTTTAGGTATTGATACAAGTGGCTTAATTAGGTCAGCAGAGCAGAAGGAGCAAGAAGCACAGGCTGAACAACAGATGATGCAGCAACAACAGATGATGCAAATGGCTGAGAAAGCTACAGGCCCAGTAGCACAAGGGTTAATGAAGCAACAGCAGGAACAGCAGCCACAGCAATAAATAATAACTACCTTTAATTGGAGACAGATAATAATGGTAGATGCAGTAAACACATTTGAAGAACCCGTTGAGGATGGTCAGCATACAGAAAATATGCTTAAAAAAGCTGAAGGTATTGATAACCCTGACGTATCAGACCGTCCTGAATGGCTCCCTGAGAAATTTAACACTGTTGAAGACATGGCTACTGCCTATCAAAGTCTTGAACAAAAGTTAGGTTCTAACGAGGAAGTAACTGAAGAAAGTGGTTTAGATGAGATTGCCGATGAACTAGAGGAAAGGGGTGTTGATTTTGACGCACTATCCAACGAGTTTGCAGAACAAGGTGGTCTAACTGAAGAATCATATGAATCGTTACTAAAAGCAGGTATTCCACGCACTATGGTTGACCAATTTATCGAAGGTCAAAATGCAGTGGCAGGTCAGCTTCAACAACAAGCCTTTGAACAGGTTGGAGGTCAACAAGCATATGAAGATATGGTTTCGTGGGCTTCTGAAAGTTTAAATGAAGCTTCTATAGATGCGTTTAACAATGCAATGAATAGCGGCAACATAGAGACAGCAAATCTAGCAATACAGGGTCTGCAAGCACAGTACCGTTCTGTTAACGGCAATGAACCATCATTGGTCATGGGCGAGACTAAATCCGTAACAGGTGGGGTCTTTAACTCTGCCGCCCAGTTGACGCAAGCAATGCGCGACCCAAGGTACAGTTCTGACTCTGCATATCGACAGGAAGTAGCTTTGAAATTATCACGAAGCAACGTCCTTTAGATTCTCTGTCTCCGCAGTAATATTCCCACCAAGCTATTGCAGCCTCTGGTGGGTTTTTTCGTTTAA